CAACAAGAATCTTTAGTTTCAATTGCTAATGCTTTCCCAGATCTAAATAGTTAAAAAAGTATTGGAATAATGGCAAAACCAGCATCAAGACAACAATTGATTGATTATTGCCTAAGGCAACTTGGTGCCCCAGTTCTTGAAATAAATGTTGCCGAAGAACAATTAGATGATAGAGTGGATGAAGCCCTTCAGTATTTTCAAGAAAGGCATTTTGATGGCGTTCAAAAAATGTTTCTTAAGTATAAATTAACTGAAGAAGATATACAAAGAGGAAGATCAAAGGGAGGAGATTTTAATGTAGGAATAGTAACTACTAATGTAACTACTGGAATAGGGACTTTTGGATGGGAAGAGAATAGTAATTATATTCCAGTTCCAGACTCTGTAATTGGCATAGAAAAAGTATTCAAAATAGATAACAGAACAATTGCATCTAATTTGTTTAATGTAAATTATCAATTATTTTTAAATGACATATATTGGTTTAGTTCAACTGAAATGTTGAATTACTATGTAACCAAAAGATATCTTGAAGACATTGATTGGATTGTCAATCCACAAAGGCAATTGAGATTTAATAAAAGACAAAATAGACTTTACATTGATATGAGTTGGGATGCAGTTAAAGAAGACCAATATCTGCTTATAGAATGCTATAGAATTTTAGATCCATCAGAATCTACTAATGTATGGAATGATTCTTTCTTAAAAAAATATTTGACTTCACTGATCAAAAAGCAGTGGGGACAAAATTTAATTAAATTCCAAGGAGTAAAACTTCCAGGAGGAGTGGAACTTAATGGAAGGCAAATATATGATGATGCAGTAAGAGAATTGCAAGATATTAAAGATAGGATGATGCTAGAGTATGAAGAACCACCTATGGATCTAATAGGATAATATGTTAAATCCATTTTTCATTCAAGGCACAAATACAGAACAAGGTCTATTGCAAGATCTTGTAAATGAACAATTGAAAATGTATGGCATAGAAGTCTATTACATGCCAAGGCAAATCTTTTCTCAAGGAAAGGTGATAAAAGATGTTTTATTCTCAAAATTTAAAAATGCTTTTCCTATAGAAGCATACTTAATGAGTTATGAAGGGTTTGACTCTAACAGCATTTTAATGTCTAAATTTGGAGTTAAGATTACTGACGAAATGAGTCTCATAGTATCAAAAGAAAGATTTGATACTTATGTTGGCGAATTAATGAAGTCTATAGTTAATGTAAAAAATCCATTAAGACCTAATGAGGGAGATTTAATTTATATTCCTCTTTCTGATAGTTTAATGGAAATTAAATATGTGGAAAATAGAAAACCATTCTATCAACTTCAAAAAAATTATGTGTATGAATTAAAGTGTGAATTATATGAATTTGAAGATGATGAAGTATCTACTGGAATTCAAAATGTAGATCAAATGTTGAAACCAATTGGATATGGTGCAGAATTAACTCTTTCTGGGTTGGGAATTACTGCAACTGCATATACTGGAATAGTCAATGGAGCAGTACAAAAAATAGATGTTATTAGTGGAGGATATAGATATACATCATCCCCAACAGTTGTAATTGGAGAACCATATTCTGGCATTAGAGCTTCTGCTGTTGGAGTAATGTCAGAATCTAGGGGATTAACTGGAGGAAAGAGTTTAAGGAAAATTTATATTCAAAATGCAGGACTTGGTTATTCAGCATCAAATCCTCCATCATTATCATTATTTGGAGGAGGTGGATATGGAGCTAGTGCAAGAGTTAGTATATCTACAACTGGAAGCATTGGTGTAGTTACAGTAACATATTCAGGAACTGGATATGTGCAACCACCATCAGTCACTTTCTCTTCTCCAGTATCTGGAGGAACAACTGCTATTGCAGAGGCATTTTTAAATTCTTCTGGAGGAATCTCTACTATTAGAATAGTAAATGCAGGTTTTGGATATACTACTACACCAACTATAACTATATCTGCAGGATCTACTATTTCTTCCGGAAATTTTATATTTGGGGAGCAAGTTTCTGGATCTATTTCTGGTGCTATAGGTTTTGTCAAAGATTGGAATTCTGATACCAAAATATTAAAAGTATCCGGTATGGCAACAGATTTTTCTGTTGGAGATGTAATTGTTGGTGCAGCATCAAGTGCAAGATATTTCTTAAGATTGTACCAAACATATGAATTACAATCTACATATGATAATAGAGATGTTATAGAATCAGAAGCAGATTCTATAATAGACTTTAGTGAAATAAACCCATTTGGGGAAGTTTAACTAAATAAAAATAAACTGTCAACATAATGTCTAGGCAAACAATATCTACTGGGTTTACACCTAATGATGGAACTGGAGACAGTTTACTGCAAGGTGCAACCAAAATTAATAGCAACTTTAGTGAGATCTATACAACATTTGGAGATGGGACTACTTTAAATGCTTCTGCAGGAGCACAAGGTCCTCAAGGTTCTGTTGGAGCAAGAGGACCTCAAGGGTCTTCTGGAGCAATAGGTCCACAAGGTATTCAGGGATCTAGTATTGTTGGACCACAAGGTTCACAGGGAACATCTGGTGCAATAGGTCCACAAGGACCTTCTGGAGGTGGAGGGGGTGGAAGTAGTTTACAATCTAGAACTACTGTTTCAAGCACTACTCCAACATTAAATGTCAATTCTTCTGCTAATGTAGTAATATCTGGATTTAAATCATATTTACTATTAAAAATTCAAACTTCTGCTGCTGCATGGGTTACACTCTACACTGATACAACATCAAGAGATTTAGATTCTAGTAGGACTGAGGGGACAGACCCATTGCCAGGATCTGGAGTTGTTGCTGAAGTAATAACTACAGGAGCATCCACTCAATTAATAAGTCCAGGAGCTTTAGGGTTTAATAATGATGTTTCTGTATCTGGAAACATTTATGCAAAAATTTATAATAAGAGTGGTTCTCAACAAGCAATAACAGTTACTTTAACTCTACTTCAATTAGAGAACTAAAATGAAAGAATATATTGTATCTCTAGCATCTCATGAAGAGTTGGAGCAATTTTATGATGATATGGAAACTCCAGGGGGAACAGAATTTGTTCCAGAAAGAGAAGTTAAGTGTTCATTAAGAAGACCAATTAGCAGAAATACTCATTACACTCTTAGTGAAAAAGAAGTAAAAAAATTAAAAGAAGATGATAGAGTTCTTGATATATGTCCAGCATCTGCATTAACAGATATTGTTAGAAAACCTTTATATACTCAAACATCTACTGAGTGGAACAAAAGTTCTACTGCAGGAACTAATCAAAAAAACTGGTCTCTTTTAAGATGTGTAGAGGGGTCTCAAAGAAGTAATTGGGGAAGTAATGGAACTTCTCAAGTATCAGGAACAATTAATTTAACTAGTTCTGGAAGGAATGTAGATTTTATTTTAGTTGATGGACACATAAATCCAAATCATCCAGAGTTCGCCAAAAATTCAGATGGAAGTGGTGGAACTAGAGTCAATCAGTTTAATTGGTATTCATTAACTTCTTTAGTTACTGGAGGTGTAAATGGTACTTATGTCTACACTCCATATACTGATGCTGGGGATGAAGCATTAACTGCAGATAATAATCATGGGATGCATGTTGGAGGATCTGTAGCTGGAAATACTCAAGGATGGGCAAGAGATGTAAATATTTACAATATAAATCCATATTCTTCAAGTTTAAATACTTTAGCTTCAACTTATATCTTTGATTATATTAGAGCATTTCATAATACCAAACCAATAAATTCAGCATTAGGAATAAAAAATCCAACAATTTGCAATAACAGTTGGGGAGCATTTTATCAAATAACTAGATCAACCATAACAAATATTAACTGGAGAGGAACTAGTTACACCTCATCATTTACAGATTTATTATTTGATTCTGTAGGACTTAGAAGTTATGATGCAACTTATTTGTATATTCCAGCTTGGACAACTGCTTTAACCGTAGATATAGAAGATGCTATAGCAGATGGAGTTTTATTTGTTGGAGCTTCTGGAAATGAATCAACAAAAATAGATATTCCTGGTGGGGCTGATTATAATAATACTATAACTTGGTCTGGAGTTACTAGAAATTATAGCAGAGGAGATTATGTATCATCCTCAGGAAATGCAATATCTGTTGGAGCAGTAAGTGCACTAGTTAATGAATCAAAGGCAACATTTAGTAATTGTGGCCCAAGAGTTAATGTATATTCTCCTGGGGATAATATTATTTCTTGTCTTCACAATGGAGTAGTTTCTGGTGGGTCTATTACTGTAGTAAATGATCCTAGAGATTCTGCATATAAATTAGGAAAATATGATGGTACTAGTATGGCATCACCACAAGTATGTGGAGTGCTTGCATCTGCACTAGAACAATATCCAAGAATGAAGCAGTCTGATGCAGTTGAGTATATAGAATACTATGCAAAATCAAATCAAATTACTGAGACTGGAAGAAGTACATTTACTTGGGATGTAACCAATAATGGATCTAGTGATTATGTGTTTTCTGGATATAGCTCTGGAAATGATATCTCTATAACTGCTCAAGAAGGATCAGTCCTAGTATTTAATGTAAATGCTGCAGGACATCCTTTCTGGATTAAAACAGCACAAGTTACTGGAACTTCAAGTGCAGTTACTACTGGAACAATAACTGGAAATGGTAGTGAGTCTGATACAGTAATATGGAATACATATGGAGTAAAACCAGGAACTTATTATTATATTTGCCAATTCCATTCTTCTATGTCTGGAACTATTACTATTACTGCAGCATACACTGATGATACTTCACTTCAAGGATCTGATAATAAGTTTTTGTTTTTTCAAAAAGATAGAAAAGATTCTGGAGTTCTTCAACCAAGAATAACTTTCAAAAGTAGAAGTACTTCTGGGCAGGTTTGGCCAAGACAGCAAACTTTATATTATAAAAAATAAATTATTAAATACACATAGTTAGGAATTTTTAAAATGCTTGGCAATTATTTTTATCATAATTCAATCAGCAAAACAGTTGTTGCATTTGGAACGCTTTTTAATAATATTCAAGTAAGACATAATGATGATTCTGGAAATCCTGTTTCTGTATTGAAAGTTCCATTAGCATATGGACCAATTCAAAAATTTCTAGCTAGATTGGAACAAAATCCTTCTGGAGATAGGAAGGTAGCAACCACATTGCCAAGAATGTCATTTGAAATGGTTTCTATAGATTATGATCCAACTAGAAAGTCTGCTGCAATACAATCATTTA